CAGTTCTAGGGGGTTGACTGTTTCAGCCCCACCCCATTAATTAAAATTGAAAGGGTGTTTAAAATGACTATTTCAAACTACTATGTTCGTGAGTATCTTCGCCTTTATCGTGAATATCGCAATGCTCTTAATTTATCTGACCTTTTTCTTTTGCATGGCAAAATAGAATACACTCTCGGTGAGTTGCGGAGAGAACTTTCTCTTGACTATCAATTTCACTGTGCCCTTCATGATAGGCTCTTTAATCTTTCTTGTCGTACTTGTGAAAAGTTCGGTAAACTTAAATCTCAGAATAATTTCTGATTTTTCTATCCGTGAAATCTATCATGCGAACGGCTGGGGGTGAATTGCGGATTGTTGGAATTGTTGGAATGTTGGAAACAACAGCTTACAGGTTTTCAACATTTCAATGATTTCAATGATTCGCAAGAGGGGAACGCCGTTCAAGATTTCCCCTTTTCACTTCCCTCTCGGCGTTCTGCTGTACTCTTATGAAGTCGGGGTTAGTATTACCCCCGACTTCGTTGACAGGTGACAAACTTAGTAATTATTCGCAAATACGTTCTTTTCCTTGTCAACACGTTTGTTGACAACTTAGGTGACAATCTTTAAAAGGTGGTGTTTAAATGTGGGTGATTTTCGTTGTAAATCAACTTTTTGTGTAATTAATAATCCACGTTATATAATTACATATGAGCACAATGCCGCAGGCGATATTATAAAAGACGATAAGGGCAAGCCTGTTATACTCACACAAGAGCCTACAGAATATTGCGACTTAACGCCACAGCAGATATGCGACAGCGTTCTTAACAAGTGGATATCTGACGGCGAAAACCATACAGGAGCGGTTCTTTTATGTGAAAGTGCCGAGGGGCTTGAACATCTACATTGTGTTTTTGAGTGCAAAACAGTATTTCGCCCCCTTTCCGTTCTAAAGCGACTATATCCAAAGATACATATAGAGCCGACAAAAGGAAGTAAAAAAGATGTCGAGGACTATATAAACAAGGTCGGCAAGTTCGAGGAAAAGGGCGAAAAGATTATCGCAAAATCACAGGTCGGTGAGATAAAAGGCTGTCAAGGCAAGCGTAATGATTTGATTTCAATGTCTGATATCCGTGATTTGATATACAGCGGACAAACTCCGAACGATATTTATCGACATTTTCCGCAGGCTATCAAGTCCAAAACTGCAACAGAAGAACTATTCTATTTGTATCGTAAGGACAACACACCGCCTGAACGTGATGTTAAAGTGCATTGGCTGTTTGGTGGTACAGGGTGCGGAAAATCGTACACATACATTGAACTATGTGAGAAGCATGGAGATGTAAATATTTATCGTGTTACCGACTATGACCACCCTTTTGACGGCTACCAAGGAGAGCCGATATTAATACTTGACGAGTTTCGAGGGCGTATCTCATACAGTTATTTGCTCACTCTGATTGACAAATACCGTTCTCAGGTATCTGCACGATATAGCAATAAAATGACGTTATGGACGGAAGTATATATAACTTCTCCGTTCCTGCCTACTGAACTATATCAGAAAACCGCTGAACGTAATGACGGCATAGACAAGCTTGAACAGCTTACACGCCGCATAGATGATATTGTATATTGTTTTAAATACACGGCTGAGGACAACAGCGGTACATTTTATTGTAAATACAACGTTGATTTTGACCTGCATTGTGATAGTCACGCTATCCGTGAACAGTGTTCACACGTTCGTCACGAGGTTTCACAAATGGGATTGTTCACACTTATGGACGGCTTAACGTCAAAATTTGTTGAAAATAAAAACAAAAATATCGGCTGATTTTACAAAGCCGACAACATATATTATAATCTTTTCAGGAGGTACACCATGAAGCAAAAAGAAATTTGCAAGGAAGAAATCAACCTGTTCTATTTGTGGCTTTGTGGCACGATAGGCAAGGAGAAAGGAGAGGATAAAAGGATTGTGTATCTGTGTTGCCCTGCTGAGCGTGATACGCTCCTCAGAACGTTTCTTGAAGAATACAACGCACAGCACCGCTACAGTGCATTTAAAAAGGCGTTCAAGCCTACCACACGCATTATTACAACAAAAAGAGTGTAGCCATTATAAGCCCATGTACGCCAATACATGGAATGACTACACCCAAATAACACCCACGCAAAAGGAGTTATTACCATGAAATTTAAAGAATTTTATTACAAGGACTTTCGCCCCTCTTATTTAGAGGGCGTTGTCCGTTACCCTGAGCAAACCGATTATGTAATTGAGCAGAATTGCAAGCCGATTAACGGCAAGGAACTTTCAGAAATCGGTCTTTCTGACCTCAATAATCTTATCAAGATATGTGATGATACATATTGCATTGACAGAGTGAAAAAACTCCGCAGTGTTCTTAAGCGTATCATGAGATACGCTTACGCTTGTCGTTACACTCCCATTGACCTTTCAGCATTTGAATTAAGACGTTGTAGAAAACGCCCTGAAACAGTGCAACTGCTATCATTTACGGCAGAGCAAGCCGCCTTTCTGACTTCGGGCGATAGCACTATTATGAAAATGTTCCGTTTTGAGTGCTTGACCGGTCTACGCCGTGAAGAAATACTCGCCCTACGTTGGGAAAACGTTGATTTAAAGGCTCGCCGTATCTTCGTTTGTCAAACTGTTGTTGTTTTAAAAGGCTGTGCAAGGCTCGTGAATGATACCAAAAACCACAAGTTTCGCTATGTTGAACTTAACGAAACGGCTTATAAACTTCTTCTTTCACTGCCTGTTACCTGTGATTTTGTGTTTGGCAATCCTCGTTCAAAGAACTTTCTCAGCCCTCGCCGCTATCACGAAGAATATAACACTATGTTCATTCGTAAGAATGAGGAATGGAAAAAGACACATTCCGAGGGTTTACCACACCTTACTCCTCACAAATTCCGTCACACTTTCGCAAGCTTGCTGACCGCTAACGGAACGGATGTCAAGACAGTTGCTGACTTACTCGGTCACACAAAGCTTGACACTACTAATATTTATCTGCACTCTTATGATGATTTACGCCGTCAGGCGGTCGATAAGATACAATTAGATAATTAATTTAACAACTGCACCGAGGGCTTTTGGTCGGAGTGACCTGATTTGAACAGGCGACCTCTACCACCCCAAGGTAGCGCGCTACCAATCTGCGCCACACCCCGACAACGTATATATTATACCCGATTTGGATACAATAGTCAAGAGTTTTCAGTCAAAATAAAAAAATTGCAAAAAAGGTATTGACATTCACATTCATTTGTGATATAATAAATAAGCACTCAGGAGAGAGCAGTAAAAAACAATAAAATATCGCGGGATGGAGCAGTTCGGTAGCTCGTCGGGCTCATAACCCGAAGGTCGTTGGTTCAAATCCAGCTCCCGCAACCAATAGTTCCCACGACCGAAGTTAATGTACTTTGTATGTTAATTTCGGTCGTGTTTTTTATATCTATACGAGAAATGAGCAGGCGTATAGCTTTATCATCTGGGCTGTCATGCAGAGCCTTGAGCCAAAGAGAAATCTGATCCGTAGTGTAGTCCTTTGGCATTTCCGTCTTCTTCAATGCCTCTATCTCAGAACGGAGCTGGTTCATCTTCGCACCGATATCCTGGATAACATCAGCTGGGAGGACACCACTTGACATGTTGGTCATCAATGTGTCATACTGCTTCTGCTTCTCCGATATCTTAGATGCAACTATCTTTTTGAAATCAGCGGCTCTCTCAGGCTCTCCGCACTTGTACTTTCGCATAGCAGTAGCAATAGCCTTTTGATTTTCTTCACTGAGCAGGGTGCGAAGATATGTCTTAGCGGCGTCATCAACGATATCCATAGATATCATAGGTGCACCGCACTTCTTTGAACAACGATAGTAGTGATATACGTGTCCTTTCTTCGTTGATATGTGTGCGTGCATTTTCGCACCGCATGAGCAGTAGACTAACCCACTGCATAGATATGATGTCTTTGGTCCACTCTGTTTTCTGCTATCCATAATCTTCTGCACCTCGTCAAATGTTGCCTTGTCGATTATCATCGGCAGGGCATTTTCTATTCTTATAGCATTAGGCTTAGACCTGCGCTTAGATCTATCCTTTTCCTCGTCAACGCAGTATATATATGTTCCTGTGTATTTCTCGTTTCGTAGTATCTCATATACCGCAGAATACTTCAAGGGCTTGCCACGTTTGCCCACAATGCCCACTGCCGCCATTTCTGCGATAATGTCCTTAGTTCCCTCGTGATTTTTCACCGCCGCAAAGATCTTGCGGACATATTCCGCCTCATAGGGGTTTATGACGTACTTCTGATCTACGATATCATATCCGAACGGCGGATAGCCGCCATTGTGAAGACCTTTCAGGGCTATTTCACGTTCTCCCTTTTTCGTTTCATTTGCAAGGTTATCTATATAGTATTCTGACATTGACCACATCAGCGCACGCATTATCTTGCTCTCTGGTCCTAAGCCGAAGTCCTGACCAACAGCTATCAGTGTAATGCCCATTTTCTGCAGGCGAGCGTCAAGATTAACGTGTTCGCCCAGTGATCTAGCCACACGATCGTATTTGTGAATAAGAATAGTATCGAAAGTACCCTTATTGCAATCTCTCAACATTCTTTGATAATGCGCACGGCTTGCTGTCATTGACCCCTTACCACTGATAGCCTCGTCCGCATATACTGCTACGATATTATATCCCTTAGTGGCGGCATACTGTCTGCACGCCCTGAGCTGGGCTTCGATACTTTCTTCGGATTGCTTATCCGAAGAGTATCTAGCATATATAACTGCATTGCTCATAGTGACATCTCCTAAGTGTTATTTCGGACGAACTGTGTCGGCGATTGACAAGAAGTCTTTGGTATTATCCTCATAATCAGAACCAAGTGTAAGAACATAGAAGTAACCATTTATATCAGCCACAGCCGCCGTATTGAAAGAAGTTGAAAGGTATACTTCACAGTCAGAAAGTCCACTAACAAATGAATATACTTCACCGTCCAGTGCCATATAATCATTGAGAAAATCTTCGGCACTTATATAGCCTGGTTTTTCTGTCTTTATAATCGAAAATCCATACCCATTTGTAACAACTACCCACGAAGTATAGTGTTCTGTTGATTTTGACTTCTGCTGCTGGTAATCTCCTTCTATGGTAAGGCTCAAATCGTCAAAAGTGAGTACGTTCTCAGCAGGTTTTGCAGCTGTTGTCGTTGTAGTTTCCGTAGTTGTCGTAGTTGTTGTAGTTTCTGCCGTGGTAGTAGTAGTTTCAGTAGCAGATGCCTCAGTCGTAACAGCAGGCGTTGTCGAAGTTGATGAAACGTCACTGCCCGACTCTGAGCAGCTTGTCATCATCAACAGGGTTGATATTACGGCGACTAAAATAACAATTTTCTTCATTTTGTCCTCCTTATGTACAGCGAATTATTTCGCTGTTTGTTTTTGTATATACTCTTTGAAGTTATCATAAACCGCCTTTTCAAGCGGGCTTGTAAGAAACTTATTCCGAGAGTATAGGATTTCCATTCGCTCGGCTCTTATTTGAGCAGCGGTGTTTGATATGTCGCATAATTCCGCTATCTCCGTCATAGTGCGGACATTCAGCGCCCACAGCACGCAAGCAGGAGCTAACAACCGAGCGGCGAATGCGTCCGCCTGCTGCTCAATCGTGGGGCGTGTGGTGTCAAATGTTCTTGCGTGATACCCCTTGCGGAGCTCGTGCCCTAAAAAAATATGTCCGAGCTCGTGCGCAACGGTAAATCTGCAACGCTGACGAGTATTTTCATCATCATATATTATATACCATTGCTTGCCGTCAAGCACGCTTGCACCGCTTTCGTGTGGGGCAAGCTCGTGAACATCGCTATTTTTTATTACCTTTATCCCTGCCGCCCGAGCGATTAGCGACGGTTTAACGGGTAATTCTGACACGTTGTAATCAATTAGACAACGCCACGCAGCGTTGCGGGTATCTTTATAAATACCGTAAAGCAAACGACATCACCTCGTAAGGTATTATGCCCTACGAGGTATTTGTTTATGTAATTACAAATCGTCGTCGCTCTCGGGTGCGTCTTTCAACTTTTGCAGACGTTCAGCCGAAATATTTAAGATTTCGTCCTCGTGCCCGTCAGAGCTTTCGGCAGCTCGATATACCGTAATAGATTTATCGTTTGCAATGTCAAGCAGCTTGTCAATCGCTGGTTGCATTTCTGGCATTTGCCGATATGCTTTGATTAGCTTTTGCTCGTGCGGCGTAACTATAATTTGCTCGTCACAGCCTCCGAATAAGTAGTTTGCGTCACAGTCTAAAGCCTCCATCAGCTTAATTATGACTTTCTCAGGTGGAGAATTTGTGTTAACCTCGTAATTACTGATTGAGGTCTTTTTAACACCTACTCTATTAGCGAGCTCGTCTTGCGTTATTCCTAACTCTTTGCGGCGCTCCCGTATACGTTCGCCTATCAACATATCGCCTCCTTTCAACAATTTTATTATATCATATTAAATCCAGTATTTCAAGACTTTTATAGAGAAAAATTGATAAATCGAGGAAATTTGTTAAAAACGTCCAAAATAACTAGATTAAATTCTACACTTTTATCCATTTAAAATGGATAAAACAGCTTGACAATACAGTTTAAATGGATTATAATATAGCTAAAGACCAGTTATAATGGACTTGAAAGGAGGAATTCATATGTTAACTATCATCGGAAAGAATGTAAAGCGCATTATAAATGAGCGAAACATCAAACAGAAAGACGCAGCCGCACTTTGCGGGTATTCGGCTAAAACATTCAGTAATATGCTTAACGGCTACCTTACTATAAGAGATACCGATATAGTAAAAATCAAGCGTGGGCTTGACGTCGAATACAACGAGCTCTTTTTAAGCGCCTAAAAGGTTTCAACAAAACGATAAAAAAAGAGGTGATACCAATGTCAAAATCAACAGACCATGAGTTCAATGAGATAGTATACGACAGTGTTCTTCCTGAGATTGCAAGAGCTTTCTGCTCTTTAAAAAAAGAAGTCTCAGGAAATAAACTCGTGAATGAGCTATCTCCTGAGGAAAATGAGATTATAAAAATCAAAAGCAAAATGTTGAACAAAGTCATAACAGACTTTATTCAGAAACAGCTATGATCAAGGCGTGAACTTGGCTATAACATATTTTTCAGCGAGCTTTTTAACAAGTTCAAAAGTCAGAGCCTTGGCATTGCTCTTGACGGTATTCCATAGCTTAGAGTCACGAATGCTATCAAGATACTGATGACCCTCATATGTGATACTGCTGTAAACAATCGTTATAATCATGCTGTCAGCCCCTATGGGTTTTGCCTCAATATACTCGGCTTGCAAAAGCTTAGTCGAGGCATACGCAATATCGGCTCGTGTGAAGTCTGGCATTTTCTCACAGACCTGATTAAGGTTTAAGCTTGGGTATGACAAGCTATCGTCCATGACTAGGTTTTCTTCAAGAGTTAGCAAAAGTTCACGAACACAATCATAGTTTAGTTTCATAGTTATCCCCCCTTTTCTGATATATTTCAAATTTATTATATCATACAAGGTGGGAGCATTCAAGATAAATAAGGAGAATAAAAGTGACAAACCATAAGATAAAGGACTATCATAAGAACCGCCTTGCATTTGAGGTCATAGTCAAGAACTACGAGATGCTTTGTTCCCTGCTGATAGTGCTGAATAAGAAGTATCCTAAGACGTTCTATCCCAAGAAATGTCGCCAATGGATAGATGATTTTGCAGCCAACTGCAAAATTGCCAACGAGTGGGACAAGGACGGTGTATATGCCTATAAAATGCAGCAGGCGTGCGAGAATAGCGGCATAGATCTGAACATGGTAGTAACGTTCGTTGAACGGAATTGCAAAGAGTTTAATCTTCAGAACAGGGCTATTCTGGCGGACAACATCAAGCTGGCGCTGGTGCAGACCGCCACAGAGTATGGCGTGGGCGGCAAGCGTATGAAAGCCATTCAGAACGCCATGTTGGAAACTTTCATTGACAATCCTAGGGAGCAGGTCAAGGCGCTGGGCATAGATGATTATATCGAAGAATGTACAGTGGGGCAGGTCGATATCCGCAAGTTCAGAGTCAAAGACAAGGTCAGGACTACCCTGCAGGAGCAGAAAGAAACTTCAGCAGGCTTGGAAGCGTTCCGGCGCTGGTCAGCTGAGAATGTAAAAGAGGGGCAGTAAAGTGAAAGAAACGATTGATATTCCCGTAAGCGTTACATACCGCATAGAGGACGGCAAGATCATAGAAACCCACCGCAAGGTCAAGAAGATACCGGCTGACGTTATCGCAAGCATTCTTTACCGCCATTTCAAACAGAAAGAGAGGGATAAGAAGTGCTGCACATTATGAAGATAGACGCCATTATCGGCGAAAGAACAAACGCTGAGATAGAAAGAGCCATTGGTAAGGCTCAGCTTGTCGGTGACAAGCTATGGCATGGAGATCTGAGCAAAGAAGACCTCCTGAGCTACTACGTGGCGCAGACCATAGAGAAGCATTTGGTGGCTGATATTGAGGAGCGTATCAAAGAGTTGGAGGGTGACGGAGATGTACGCAAAGAGTGATACCCGCAGTTCACTGATATCGCAAGCCGTCATCAGAATAGCAACGGATATGGGGATTGAAAGCTATGTCCGAGAGATACGCCACGGCTATTCTATATGTGCCGGCGAATTCGTCATCGTTGACATGGCGGACCATACCAGCGTTAAGATGATAATATCAGATTATGACGGTTATTATCAGCAAATCAAAAGAAACCTGAGAAAATGGAGGAAAAATTATGGCAAAAAAAAACGTAGCCCTTGCACTCAATGAAGATGTCAAGGCGGTTGACTACCTGACAATGAGAGAGCAGAGAGACAAGCATAACAAGCTCGTTACCCGTCGAAAGCGTGAAGACCGCAGAGAGTGCTTCGCAATGGCCTTGCTGACTATCTTTTTTGCATTCATGATAATAGTAGTAATGCTCGGCCTTGGGCAGGTATGGGAGATGATTTACTGATGTATGATTTCAACAACGCAGTCAGACTTAACCGCATAGGTGGTGAATATGTCATCACTGTGGACGGAAAGCCGTTGGAAACGTCACTCAGCTCTAATCAGCGCCGAAATCCCCTTATAGCTGTCAGCAGATATGCGTCAGCAATAGACGAATACCTCAGAGGGAACGTCAAGAAGTATCTTGCTGAAAACGAGCTGAACGTAGTTACGGGCTGTAATGTCTGCATGGAGTGTACAGACTGCAAGTTCTATCACCTCAATGACGCTGAGAGCAACTGCCGCCTAGGTGATAGCAATGAGTAAGACAGTATACGTTGATAAGACTATTTATCGAAAAGAATCTAAGCAGTTTCCTAACGTCAAGTATCGTTTCAACCTTGCCAACGTCGTGATACATAGTATGTATACCATGTATCTTAAGAGCCGTGGTATACCGAAGACCATAGGGCTTACAGACAAGCAGCGTTTTGATTTTGAAAAACGTGTTCAATCTCTTATCGACAACGGGTCTATCGTAGTGACAGAAGTCGAAGCAGGAACGAAAGGAAAATGAAAATGAGTACCATAGGAATAATACTGTTATCCATAGCGACGCTTATCGTTGCGGATATCGTGATGTACATAGTACTTGGTGCCATTGAAAAGCACTGGGAGAAAAAGTTTAAGGAGGATAAAGATGACGAGAGATGAAATAATTCTTGCAGCAAAATGCTGCATAGTAGACAACTGTGGAGCTTGTCCGTTTATAAATAGAGGTAATTGCATTACTGATTTTATGAAGAATGTTCTTGAATGCATAAAAAACGAGCCTGCACTGTCTGCCAACAGTACAAGCTCGGAGGTATCTGTAAAAGAAGATACCGATAACATACACCTTGATGATAACAAAAAAAGGCATATTTGTCAAGCATATAATACCGCTGACGAAGCCTGCGCAAATATGCTCACTATCTACGAAGGAATGTCGGAATGTGAGCAGAGAGCCTTTGATATAGGCGAGGTGTACGGAAAAATATACAGCACGAGGGATAAGCTTGAAACTTCCCTAAAGGAGCTCACAAAGGAGGGGGAGCGTAAATGCCGGTAATAACAGACGTTGACCTGCTATGCTATAATGCTGAACTTGCAGGCGCCAGAAAGCGACTGAATTACAAATCGCCCCCGCCAAGGCATAACGCAGGCCCATGTATTTTTTATAATAGCATAAGACAAGAGTGTATGGCGCTAGTCGAGAAGCCAGCGCAAGAAACTTGCACACGCTGCAAGTTTTTCAAAACCAGAACGGAGGATTATAATGCAGATGAATTCAAATAATCAAAAGCCAACATTTGATTGGAGAAATTTTAAGTATAAGAACATAGCTGTTCACGTCAAGACTCAGGGAGAATACGATAACTTTATGAAAGAATGTAAGGTGCAGGGGCTTACATGGTGCACTGGCAAAGAAGTTGATAAGATCAATCTTTGGCCGGACTGCGCATATGATACGTGCATAGTACATGACAATAGCATTTCCGCACAAAAGGGACTGCATTATCAAAGGCTGGGCTACTATAAGAGATGCGGCTATGAGATAGAGGAATTCGCAGATTTCTATTTCCAAAAAGATTACCAACCGCTTAATTTAAACAGCAATCTTATCCCAGAAGAACAGATAGAATTCTTGGAAAAACCAACAACGCATACCTTGAAGCTGGAAGAATGCTTCTGTGAAGCAGTTGTCACAGGTAAGAAGTGTTTTGAAATTCGTAAAAATGACAGAGGCTTTCAGCCTGGAGACACGATTGAATTCATTCCAGTAAGTAACGGACATCCTGCTATTCATGTGATATCAAACCGCAGATATAGGATAACATATGTCCTAAGTGGTTGGGGGTTGAAGAATGGATATGTTGCATTAGGAATAGAGGAGGTAAAGAACTATGACTAGCTACAGAGAGCAGGCGTTAAAGAAACTCACAGACGAACGAGAGGGCGTTAAGCTTAGCGGTGGAGCATCGGCGAACACAGTGCTGAGCACTATCATTCAGCCTGTCATTAACGCACTTGAAAGCTTCGTCAAGCAGGACGAGGAGTTCGCACAGGCGGTCGCTCAGGGTGGCACACTTCAAAAGTGTTTTGAAGCCGTCTACAAAGTTATTAAGGATAGCAACTTCGCACTATCAGACTTCAAGACTTATGAGACCGCCGCAGGTTTCTTCTTCCCTGGCTGTAAGATACGCTATCACATGGATATAGACCTCTGCGGTAGCGTCAGCAAGGAAGCGCCGGAGCAGAAGCGCAAGTCGATCACCGTATCTTTTGATGACCTTTTCTGAGAGGTGATTGAAAGTGTGGATAAACAATAACAAAGAGCAGTCGCTAGTATATAAGCCTATAATCACAGACTATCTCACCCATGCCCAGAAAGAAGACGTTGAGGGCTTCCCGTCCCTCAATGCTGACGATTGCGCCGAGATCAATCGTCACTTTACGCCCTATATCTTTTACCGCAGGACCAGCCAAGGGCGCTATACCTGCTTCTGCACGTCCTGCAATCACGAATTCAAAGTCAATACTGCTGACTATGGTGATATATACCACGCTGAGGATATAATCATCAGGCATAACTACATGGGTACTTGCCCATGTTGCGGTGCGAAAGCCGAGTATAAAGCCGCAGGATATAAACATGTTCAATTAAATGAAGTAGTTGATTTCGTAATATATAAAGCCGTTAAAGAAGTGGTATATATATATGCGGCGACTATTCATAAAGACTATAACGAGTACGGAACGGAGAACTTTGACAGGAGCCCCGATCTTTGGGTCGATTTCCAAAAGCTCTACGTTCTGCGGAAAGGCAGTGCGGAGGTTTATCATTCGCATGTCTCATTCTGTCGAATAGGCTGGTGTTATATGATTGAGCCTATGAAGCGGAAAATGTGCAGTACATTCAATAACGGATTTGCTGAGCACAGACAAGTATACCTATATAAGAATATAATTAAGGACACATTCTTAAAGTATTCAGGATTTGATTGCTACTGCTGCCGCCACTACATAAGAGAGTATGACCAAGAGCGTTATTATACTGCATACGCTATGTATCCGATACTTGAAATGGCTGTTAAAATGAACTGTGACACCATGGTGCAGGACTTACTTTGGCGCAACAAGAAGAACTACAAGATATTGAATTGGAACGCAACATCACCAAAAAAATTCTTCAAGCATTTAACGCTGAATGAAGTGAAAGCCGTTCTTGAAAATCACACGCCGACAAGCGTTATTGAGGTGTATCAGGGCTTCAAGCGCAAAGGTAAAAAGAAAGACATTTTTTACTGCCGAATGTACAGCTATATTACTGATTACTGCACTAGCATTGAAAAAGCAGGTGTTGACCCAGAGCAGGCATTAGAATACCTGAGAAAAGTCATGAAGCACTCTCCCGAAGAAGAACGTTGCGAAGACGATCACTCAGAGATAAGGCGACTTGTCAAGCTGTATGACGACTATGCCAATATCGGCTTGAAAATAGGCTATGATTTTCATTTAAAAAACATAGCCTTTCCGAGAGACCTGAACGAAGCGCATGATAACGCAGTTGAGAACTTCAACTTCATGGAAGAAGAACGCAAGAGAAAAGAAGCCGCTGAGCTTGAGGAAGCCTATAAGCCCAGATACAAGAAGCTTTGCAAAAAGTATAAGGGCTATAGCTATCCAGGTATTCAGTTGGTTGTACCAGAGAATGCCGAAAGCATTATCAAAGAGGGAAAGGACTTGCGAATATGCGTCGGCGGCTATGCTTCAAGGCATTGCAACGGCGCCACGACAATTCTATTCATCAGAAAGCCGTCTGACCTTGATAAGTCATGGTTTACGATTGAAATAGACAATGCTGACCATATCGTGCAATGCCACGGATTTAAGAATGAGCAAGCCAAAGACCCTTTAACGGGCAAGAAGCTTGAAAAGCCTGAAATAATCAAGGCGTTTGAAGTCAACTTCCAAGAGTGGCTGAATAGTCAGAAGAAGCTGACTAAAAGGGAAAAAGCAAGCTAGGAGGAATAACAATGAACGAGATCAAACTAAGACCCGGTGAGGAGTTCGTATATAATGGTATACGTTTTATATGCCTCGACATTATCGACGGCAACTACTTAGCGATAACGGCTGAGTGTTGGTGTGAAAAGCGTTTTAACGAGGAGTACAAGGACGGCTGCAACAACTGGGAGAAATCCACTCTTCGCCGCGTTCTTAACGAAAATGTACTCGAGGATCATTTTAACACGGAGCATCTTATAAAGCAAACATCTGACCTTGTCGCCGATAACGGCGATAAAGCTTACGGAACGTGCGAGGACTATATAACGCTCCTTTCCTGCGAGCAGTACCGCAAGTATAGAGACTATGTACCGCTGTTTGAAGAATGTATGTGGACGCTCACTCCTTGGAGGTGCGACACCGGCAACGCTAGCGGCGTGCGTTCCGTCACCCCGACAGGAGCTATCAGCAACTACAATGCGCACAGCAGTCACGGGCTCGCCCCGGTTTGTTTATTTAATTCTGATAATCTCACATTGCACTGACAGGTGCAGCTTATACCCGCTGAATAACTAACCAAAATAGGAGGAAACGCAATGGAAAACACAGAAATTACAGTATCTATGAAAACGGCTATGGCAGAACATCAGCACATATGCGAATGCTATAGGACAGCCGCTACGGCTATCGTAGAAATGGGCAGGTCACTGAAAAATATCAGAGACTATAAGCTCTACACTGCACTTGGCTATGAGTCTTTCAAGAATTATCTCGAGAGCAATGGTGATTATACGTTCAAAGAACGTCAGGCGTATACCTATATCAAACTCTATGAGGACAACAGTACAAAGTTTCTCGAAGAACACGCAAGCATTGGCGTGACAAAGCTTGAACTTCTCTCCAAGCTTCCGGAGTACGAACGTGAAGAATTCGCTGACACACATGACCTCGGTGGAATGACAGTTGAAGAGGTCAAGAAATTAATCAAAGAGAAGCAGGCATTAGGCGAGCAGCTGACATTCCTTGAGGAGGAGAAAAAGGAGCAGACAGAAAGCGCCGAATCTCTCAGAGCTGAGATTGAAGAGCTAAGAGAAAAGCTTAAGCAGGCTGAGGACAAGCCTATCGAGGTAGTTAAGAGAGACCTCGACGAAGAAGAGATTGACAAGATAAGGCTGTCTGTCCGCCAGGAGCTTCACGCTGAGCACATGAAAGAGCTGAATGCGCTGAAGAAGTCAAGCCGTGAAGCCGTGAAGGCGGCAGAAGCTGAAAAAGATAACGCTCTTAAAGAAGCGCAGACAGGACGTGACAATGCAGTTAAGGAAGCCGTAGCTAAGTATGAGACCGCCCTCAGCAAGGCTAAGGCTGAGGCAGAAGAAGCGGACCATGCCAAGGCAGAGTTAGAAAAGAAATTGAAGTCAGGCAATGCAGACGAAGCAAGGGTTGCACTGAAGATCATCTTTGAAAACGTTCAGAAAGGGCTTACGGAATTCATTGAAAAAATCAATGATATTGAAGACCCACAGACCAAGGAAAAGTTCATTACTGTCACAAGCCAGTGGCTCAGACAGGCGGCTGATGACCTTGAAGGTTAATGTTTTCCAGGGACTAATGAATGCTGATGACAGGATACCAAAATTTTTGGAAGGTCTAAGAGGAGATAAGGTAAAATGAGAACAAGAACTGGAAGATGCAAGAAAACAAGCAAGTGCATAAAACAGTTTGAAAGGAGATTAGATAGGTGAAATACTTAGATTTTCTGAAATCTAAAATGGCTATTGCTACCGACAGCGGTTTTGACGTTCTTGACAAGAAAATAAACACGGCACTCAAGCCCCACCAGCGTGACATTGTTAAATGGGCTGTAAAAGGTGGCAAGCGTGCTGTGTTTGCCAAGTTCGGACTAGGCAAGTCAGTTATACAGCTGGAATGGTGTACACAGGTCATAGCTCATGAAGGTGGCAAAGCCCTAATAATATGCCCTCTGGGTGTTAAGCAGGAATTTGTTCATGACGCTGTTGAGATACTTGGCTATGACGCACCTACATATGTTAAAACCATGGCAGAGGTGAGGACGTGTTCAGCTGATATCATGATAACGAACTATGAGAGAGTCCGTGACGGAGATATTGATGTAAAGTATTTCACAGCTACTTCCCTTGACGAAGCGGCTGTATTGAGAAGTTTCGGCAGCAAAACCTATCAAGAATTTCTAAAGAAGTTCAACGGCGTTCCATATAAGCTTGTGGCAACCGCGACACCTGACCCTAACAAGTATAAGGAACTTATCCATTACGCTGGATATCTTGAAATCATGGACACAGGACAGGCTCTGACACGCTTCTTTCAGCGTGACAGCACAAAGGCTAACAACTTGACGTTATACCCCCACAAGGAAGAAGAGTTTTGGCTATGGGTAAGTTCATGGGCTGTATTTGTTTCAAAGCCGTCAGATGTCAACCCCACATATTCTGATGAGGGATATGATTTGCCTGAGCTAAAAATCAACTATCACAGGCTTGCAATCAGAAAAGACGAGTTGTCAGTCGATAAGTTCGGCCAGAGTAAACTGTTCGATGAGGCTACCGCTAGTTTGCAAGACGAAGCAAAGATAAAGCGTGAAAGTATATCTCAGCGTGTTGCAGAAGCAGCTAAAATAATAGCTGAAAACCCAGAGGATAGCTTTATTATCTGGCATGACCTTGAAGAAGAACGCCACGAGATAAAGCGACAGATACCAAATGTTGTTGATATCTATGGTTCTATGGATATCGACTTGCGAGAACGAAGAGTTATCGACTTTGCTAACGGCAAAATAAAGCTGTTTGCGACAAAGAAGATACTTTCCGGAAGTGGCTGTAACTTTCAAAAACATTGTCACAGGGCAATATTTATCGGTATTGACTACAAGTTTAATGACTTCATTCAAGCTGTTCACCGCATATATAGGTTTCTGCAAACTGATGAAGTGACAATCGACATAATTTACATGGACGAAGAAGACGAGATAAAAAAGCAGTTGCTTGACAAATGGAAACGTTTCGACTATCAATCTGAGAAAATGGCTGAGATAGTCCGCAAAAACGGCTTGTCAAGCGTTGACAACATCTCTGACAAAATGAAAAGAAGCATAGGAGTGAAAAGAGTGGTAGTAGAGGGCAATCACTACAAATACATAAACAATGACTGCATATGGGAGCTTGAACAAATGCCCGACAACAGCGTTGACGAGATAGTAACTTCAATCCCATTCGGCAATCATTATGAGTACACGCCAAGCTACAATGACCTTGGGCACAACGAGGATAATGACAGATTCTTTGAGCAAATGGACTATTTGACGCCTAATCTGCTGAGAGTGCTGAAACCTGGCAGAGTAGCTTGCATACACGTTAAGGACAGAATTTTATTTGGCAATGCAACAGGCGACGGAATGCCGACTGTTGACCCGTTCAGCGACTTGACTGTTATGCACTATATGAAGCACGGCTTTCGCTATATGGGCAGGATTACAATTACAACTGACGTTGTTCGTGAGAACAATCAGACGTATCGCCTTGGCTGGACAGAACAGTGCAAGGACGGCTCGAAAATGGGAGTGGGTTGTCCAGAATATGTGCTGCTCTTTAGAAAGCTCCCTACAGATACGAGCAAGGCTTACGCAGACACGCCTGTTACAAAGAGCAAAGCTGATTACAGCAGAGGACGTTGGCAGATTGACGCTCACGCTTACTGGAGATCCAGCGGTGATAGGCTCGTGACAAAGGACGAGCTAAAAGAAGTTTCGGTGAACAAGCTTCAAAAGGTATACACACAGTTTTCAAAGAGCAATGTTTACAACTATGACGAACACGTTGCCCTGGCAGAAAAGCTTGACAAGGAAAACAAATTACCAGCGTCGTTTATGGTAATCGCCCCTGCGAGCTGGAACGATACAGTCTGGGACGATATCAACCGAATGAGAACGCTCAACGCTGAACAGCGTAGACGTGATATGCAAATGCACGTTTGTCCTTTACAGCTCGATATAATCGAACGCCTTATCACTAGGTACTCCAATGAGGGCGATGTTGTGCTTGACCCATTCGGTGGAATAGGCTCAACTCCTATGACTGCAATTAAAATGGGTCGATATGGAATAGGCATTGAGCTTAACCCCGACTATTTCCGTGACGGCGTAGGTTATTGCAAGGCGGAAGAAGATAAGATTGACGTGCCAACATTGTTTGATTTTATGGATAATAAAGAAAATGCCGCCCCATAGGGCGGCATGAGATTATATTTGATGACGTTTTTTGATAAATGTATAAAGCCCAATGGCAATCGATGCAATGAGCAGACCACCAAGGACAGGGACGGTATCAACGAGTTTCACAAAGGCAAATGCAAAGATCTTAATCGTTGACCACACAGACTGCAGCAGTTGTAACATTTTATCACTCCTTTCTTGAAATTTTATACATTATAACACCGTCAAATACGATTGTCAATATGCTTAACCAATACTACACATGATATACACATTTTAAACACAAAGGAGCAAAAACATGATAAAAATCAAGCCTGAATACATATTTCCACTTCTGCTGATTTTGCTGGACGTGGGAGCAGCTATCATATACGCTTTGCAAAAGGACTACAAGAAAGCCGTCTACTGGATAGCGGCGACTGTGCTGAATGTGACAGTAACATTTTAGGAGGAATAACTATGTCAGATGAAAATCCAAAAGCTATAGCGCAGAAAATCTTGTCTGAAATAACCACGGGCAGAAATAAAGATAGAAAGAGCTTGAAAAAAGCTCTTTCAACGCTCAAAGTTGGAGATCAGATTGCAACAGGCGAAGAAATATGGACTGTTATTGGTATAGAAACAATTGAATCTAAATCTTTTAAAATACCAAGAACATTGAAAGTTAAGTGTTCATCATCACAGCGGAGCAAATGCTTGATTTTCTACATACCAAAGGGCGGTGTTATGTAATGAAAAGTTCAAACACACCAACAGAACACATAGAGCAGGCATTGCTTTTCAAGTGGGCGACATTCAGTTCAGGCAAATATCCCGAACTGGAGTATATGTTCGCTATACCGAACGGCGGCTATCGCCACTATAGAACTGCCGCAGATCTTAAGTCTGAGGGCGTAAAGTCAGGTGTGCCTGACATAATGCTTCCGGTGGCACGTGGCGGTTACTACGGTCTTTTTATAGAAATGAAACGCACATCAGGTGGACGAGTATCGGAATCTCAACAGAAGTTTCTGAAAACGCTTAATGACAACGGCTATCTTGCAGTTGTCTGCAAAGGATTTGAGCAGGCGCAGGAAGCAATCTTGAAGTACCTTAATAAAGGAGTGAGAAAATGAAAATATCTAAGCTGAAAAAAATATGCAGTAAAGCGGCTAAGACTTATATATTATATATAGTATAGAACAAGTGTTCAGCCCGTGTATAAGCACGGGTATGAGGGCTTGTAATGGGTCTTAATAACTCGGACAGTGGGAGGAAATAACAATGAGCCTTATGAGATACAGAGAGCAAAAGTATATTTATGGAAACTACATGGAAGTGAATATGTATCCTGTCTATGCCTGCCCACGTTCTTCTAGTCGAAAGAAGAAAAGAAAGCCGACAAGCAAGGTGCAGGAGAGATTGAATCAGATCAATGCTGAAAGAGCTCTGGCAAGACTTATCCCTGCAAACTTCACTGACAAAGACTATAAGTTCGAGCTGACCTATGCACCGCAGAATAATCCTGCTGACCTTGAGCGTGCCAAGAAAGACTTTGCTAATTTTGTCAAGCGTGTGAATAGAGCAAGAGTCAAGAGAGGCTTGCCGAGAATGAAATATATTTATTCCATTGAGCAAGGCTCTAAGTCTGGACGTATTCACTTTCACGTTATCATGACTGGTGGTCTGACTATCAACGAGATAGCATCCATATGGGGCAAGGGCTATGTTGACAAGGTCCTGCCATTGATGTTTGACCAGACAGGCTGTGCAGGAATTGCAAAATATTTCTGCAAGCAGAAGATTTCAGAACATAACAACAACGGCAAGCATGCCAAGCGTTATGTTGCGTCAACTAACTGCATTAAACCGCAACCGCAGAATAACGATTATCGTTTAACGAAACGTGCGGTGCAGAGCATGGCATATAACTGTGATAACTCGGCGCTGTTCGAGAATATGTATCAAGATTATTACTATGCTGATTGCCGTCCATTCTGGAACGAGGATAACGGCACGTTCTACATATCGCTATTCATGTACCGCCGAACGGCGAAGCTGAACATATAGGGGGTGAGATGATGAGTCTTAAGGGAGCTGAGCTCAGCGTGATATGTGATGATTGCCATAAGGCATTCATAGTCTGCGTTCGCAAAAAGAGATTTCAAAGCATAGAGGGGGACGTATGGTGCTATAACTGCCCTCACTGTGGTAAGTTATACGTTGCATATATCGACGATAGCCTGACACGTCATGCCCATGCGCTTCAAAAAAACGGTGTTGTGTTGAAAGATATCTTGACGAAAATATCGAGAGAATTATCGGCAAGGCAGGGAAAGGAGAACGATTAATGGACTCATACAGACAGGGATATATCAAAGCATTAATCGACGTGAAGAACTATGTCGATAGCCATTCGTGCGTGATGAAGCAATGGAAGATTTATAATTCAAAGAAATTACCTATGCTTCTACAAGCATTCATTGACAATGCCGATGAAATGATTGCAATGGGTGATATGATAGAGTTGACATTGACGTTCAATCATAAGAGCATCAAGAAGTCCAAGGAGAGGTATCATGACTAAGAAGCGATTGCTGTCATATCGACAGCTTAAGGCTGAGCTGAAATTGGTAAGCACAGATAGTGACGATTATCGCAGACTCAAAGCAGAGATAGCAGAGATTGAATCATACGTGTCAGGCATTGATGATGCATTCATCAGGATTATTTTTCGACTGCGCTATCTTGTCCCACGCAAGGACGGAGCTTGGCAGCCGCCGTCATGGGCGTGGATAGCCAGACAAGCCAATGCTTCAGAGGACTACTGCAAAGGCAGGCATTGCAAGTTTTGCAAAAAAAACACGCTGTAACACGCACGAACACACTCTGCATGCTATGATGATAATGCGGGGTTGTTGTTATAGTTTTTCCATAGTTTTATGCCGGTGCAAGGGCCACGTTGTATGACGTGGTCCTTGTGCTATATATGCGAGGTGATAACGTGTATAGTACGAGTCAGATCAGAGAGCTAATCAAGGACGGACGAGTTGACAAGTTCTACAACGACCGCTACTGGCGAAAGTTCAGTAAGAGCGTTATCTCAGAGCAACACTATGAGTGCCAGATATGCAAGTGCAAAGGCAAGGTGACGAGAGCAAATATTCTTCATCACGTCAAGCATCTTAAGCAATTTCCACAGCTTGCTTATAGTCGCTACTACTATGACGAGCATGGTGAACGGCACAGGCAGCTGCTTGCATTGTGTCACGACTGCCACGAAGCACAGCACCCAGAACGACGCTGGCAAGAACGTGCCGATAAGTTCGTCAATGAGGAGCGGTGGTGAGCGCCTTGCGGCGATACCCCCGGGGTCAAGGGTCGAAAAATTTTTTCGGCCTTGTACGACGGGAGGCACAAAAGACAAATCCGCCCTCGCACGCACGTGAGAGAATTTTTTTCGAGAAAATCAAATGTAAGGAGTTGGCAAAAGTGAAAAAACCGAGTTTATCAGAGATTGAACAGTCGTTGATAGAGCAGCTCGAACAAATGGGAGCTTCTGTCGATTTCTATAAATCGCTGGTTTCAGATTATCTGTTTTATGAAAAACAGGAAAGGAAAATGCAGGCTGATATTCGCAAGAGAGGACTGACCTATATGGCGGTTTCTGCGGTAGGAAAAGAGTATGAAAAAGACAATCCCTCCGTAAAGCAGGCGTATATGTACAATAAGCAGAAACTTCAAATTCTGAAAGACTTGGGTTTGTCAACTGACAAGGTCAAGAACCTTGACGATGACGAAGAGCTGTAAGGGGCAAGAAGCTCTTGACCTCTCGTATCTTGCAGACTATATCAGCCTAGTCGAGGAGCATAAGTATCCGTATTGTGCTGAGCAGTATCAGCTTATTGACTACGTCAAGCGCATGTTTTTGTCAGAAGATATCTACATCGATGTTGCTCAGGCAGAAAAATATTTCAGCTATGAAAAATATTTTCCGTTCAAGTTATTCCCATGGGAGCGTTTTGTTTTCGTTTTACACAACTGCACATATACCGCAAGTGGCGCTCTACGCTGGCCGGTACTTTTTCTTTATGTTGGGCGTGGTACTGGCAAGAATGGTTTTCTGGGCTTTGAAGATTTCTGCCTACTCACACCTACCAATGGCATCAGGCACTATAATATCGACATCTTCGCAACCACAGAAGATCAGGCTAAGACAACGTTCAAAGACGTGTATAACGTTCTCGAAGATAATCGTGAGAAAATGCAACGATTTTTCTACTGGAATACCGAGAAAATTATAAATCTCAAAACAAAATCCGAGTTGAAATACCGAACATCAAGCCCGAAGTCAGCCGATGGAGCACGTCCAGGAAAGGTAGATCATGACGAGGTGCACGCCTATGAGAATAGCAAGCTCATTGACGTTGCTGTTGGTGGTCTCGGAAAAGTACCAAGACCACGCCGTACTATCATGAGTACTGACGGCTTCGTCCGTGAAGGACCTCTCGACAAAGAGAAAGCCAAGGGAATAAGAATTCTTAACGGCGAGATTGAAGACAATGGTATGCTGCCGTTTATTTCACGTGTAGATAGCCCTGATGAGGTTGAAATGCCTGAAATGTGGTATAAAGCTAACCCATCGTTGCAATACCTGCCCGATCTTCTTCAGGAAATGAAGACTGAATTTCAAAATTATCTGGACGATAAGATAAGCAACATCAGCTTTGCAGTTAAACGCATGAACTGCCTGCCACAGCAGACAGAGGGCGGTATAACCGCATTTGATAATATCCTGGCAACTAATCAGGATATCACGCCATATTTGTCAAAGCTTCAAGGCAGACAATGCACAGCAGGCTTTGACTATATGAAGACCGATGACTTCCTTTCAGCTGGTTTGCTCTTTGACGTAGACGGAACTGACGTATGGATAACGCACACCTGGGTGTGCAAGGCTTCTGCAGATTTATCAAGAATCAAGGCGCCCCTGCAAGAATGGGAAGCGGCGGGGCTACTGTCATTCGTTGACGGTCCAGAGATACCGCCTGAGATACCCGTTATATGGGTGGCGCAGAAAGCGGCGGAATTGAATGCAAAAGTCGCAATGACCGGCATAGATAACTACCGCTATACACTGCTTAGGAGGGCGCTTAAAGAGAATCTCTACGCTTCTGACGAAAAAGGCTACGGAAATATCATGCTTGTCCGTCCGTCAAATGAAATGATGATAATGCCTGTAATCACAAGTCAGCTGGTGAATCATAAGCTTGCAGTCGGAGACAATCCCCTTTTCCGCTGGGCTATGAACAATACCAAGGTATGCACTTCGTCCGCAGGCAATATGACATATGGCAAAATAGAGCCGAAGTCCAGAAAGACAGACCCTTTCAAGGCATATGTCGCCGCCAAAGCGGCACAGAATAAAATCGCTGAGCAAATATCAAGTATGCCTATGGGCAAGAGCGTTATGAATGTATTCACATATTAGCAGAGAGGAGGTAACGCAATGGGGCTGAGATCACTGCTATCACGCATAATGAATGCCAAAAGTAATGAAGTGATCAGTATTAAGACAGTTGGATATGACGACGAAGCGAGAATCGCCGTGCAGGCATATGCTATTCAGGTCGTTGTTGAAATCCTTGCGGCACTGGTTTCAAAGTGCGAGATAAAAACCTATCGTGACGGCAAGTCATTCCGTGGCGAAGAATGGTACCTTTTCAACGTTAAGCCGAACGTCAATCAAACAGCAGTGCAATTCAAGAACGAGCTAGTCCGCAAGACCCTTGTGCGTGGCGAGAGCCTTGTTGTCAGCGCTGGAAAGCAGATAATCTGCGCCGACTCTTGGAGTACACAGGAGTATGCGCTATATCCTAACCGCTTCTCTCAGGTGGCACGAGGTTCATTCACGTTTCAGAAAACATTCGATATGGGAGATGTCCTATATCTCACATACTCCAACGGCGGAGTTAGACAAATACTAACGGAAATGCTAGATGAACATAATCGTTTCTTGAAAACGGCTTCAAGCACCTACGTCAAGAGTGGCGGCCAAAAAGGCATACTCGAGATAACGCCACTGGCGCAAGGTCAACCTGATTTTGAGGAGAAATTCGATGTTCTCATGAATAACTATTTCAAAACATATTTTGACGCCAAGAATGCAGTGCTTCCACTGTGGGGCGGAATGAAATATACTTCTCAAACGGCAGGTGAAACCAAGAGAACAGTGTCAGAAGCAACCGACTACATTTCTATGCTAAATGACGCATTGGAAAAAGCGGCGATTGCTTTCAACGTTTCACCGGCTATCGTAAAGGGAAATGTCGAGAACATCAGTGAAGCGTTATCAATGACATTGACATCTGCTGTTGATCCTTTCGCCAAGATGTTATCAGACGAGATAACGGCAAAGCGTTATACCAAAGAGCAAGTCCTGCGTGGGTGCTACGCCAAAGTCTGTACCAATAACCTTAAGCACCTTGACGTGCTTGAAATGGCAAATGCAGTTGACAAGCTTATCGCAAGTGGCTTCTACTCAACGAATGAGTTGAGGGAGAAGACAGGTGAGGAAAGAATTCCAGAAGCCTGGGCCGATAAGCACACAAGAACTAAGAACTACGAGACAATCGAAGGAGGTGGAAACAGCAATGAATAGCATTTTTAATCATTTTGAATTCAAAATGGAAGCGGATAAGCCAAAAGAGCTTAACCTATATCTATATTCACAAGTCTGTGGAGGACTTGCCATTGATTGGGAAAAGGGGAAAGTTGAGGAGAGCAAGACAGGCGCTAAGTATTTCGCCACCAAGCTTGATGAGTACAAAGACTGTGAACATATCAACCTGTACATCAATTCTCTTGGAGGTCAGATCAAAGAGGGCGTTGCTATTGGAAATATCCTTAAGCGCCATAAAGCCAAAGTTACTTGCTATGTAGACGGCTGGGCATGCTCTATCGCAAGCGTTATCGCTATGGCAGCAGACGAGATCATCATGTATAGCAACAGTATGATGATGATACATCAGGCGTCCTGCTACTGTGAGGGCAATGCTGACGATATGAGAACGGCGGCGGCTGAGCTTGACAAGATGACCGATACCGCTATCACTACATATGCAGAGCGTTGCAACGGCAAGTGTAGCCGTGAGAAAATAAGCGATATGGTAAAGGTGGGTACTTGGCTGACAGCGGCAGAATGTCTTGAGAAAGGCTTCTGCGATAGCATATCAACCGCAGAGCAGCCCGTTGATATGGCTACAATGCTTAGTGATACAAAGCAGTACACTATGTCAAGCGCCCTCGACAGGGAGAATGTAGACAAGCTCATTGAGCTTTATAAGGAGTCCACCGCACAGCAGGCTTTGCCAGCAAAAAAAACCGAAGAAGAAAAAACAAATGCCGCTATGTCGGCTTTTGAAAAGTTCATGAAAATGGAGGTAAAAAAGAATGATTAATCTTGACGCAATCAAAGAGCAGAAAGCAGATATCCTTGCTTCACTGTCAGCCGCTATCAGAGATAGTGATGACAAGGGCATGGAAGCCGCCCTTGATAAGTATGGCAATCTAATTTCAGATGTCATAATGGAGCAGGTGGAGAGCACCGCTGAGTCTGTCGATAGCCAGATACTCAGCACCAGAGGTGTGAGAATGCTGACCAGTGAAGAAAGAGACTACTATAACGCCGTCATTGAGGCGGGCAAGTCCTCTGACCCCAAGATGGCATTGGCAAACGTTGATAAGACAATGCCAATCACTATAATCGAGTCAGTTCTTGGTGAGATCCCACAGCAGCACCCTCTGCTCAACTTCATCAATTTCCAGGATACCACAGGTATTACAAAGATGTTGGTCAATGATCAGGGCGTTCAGACCGCTAAGTGGGGAGATCTTAACACAGCTATCGACAAGGAACTCTCAGGTGCATTCAAGACCTTTGACGTTGCGCTGAAGAAGCTCACAGCATGGATTCCAGTGTCTAACGATATGCTTGACCTTGGTGCCTCATGGCTGGATAGATATGTCCGTGAGATACTGGCAGAAGCCCTTTGGGTCGGCATGGAAACCGGTGTCGTGTCAGGCGACGGTCTTAACTGCCCTATCGGAATGTGCAAGGACGTATCTAGTAGTGCATCAGTAGTCGGTGGCAAGTATCCTGACCAGAAGACAGTTGCACTCAATGAACTCTCCCCTGAAGCTATTGGTGCTATTGCCGCCCAGCTCACGAAGACCGAAGCGGGTAATAACCGTCCACTCGACAACCTCATCTTTGTGGTCAATCCAAAGACATATCTGACAAAGGTAATGCCTGCGACAACAAATTTCGTTCAGGGAAAATGGGTTAACGATGTTATGCCTATTCCATGCACTATTATCCAGTCATGCGCCGTTCCTGATGACAGAGCTATCTTCGGCCTTGGCAAGCGTTACTTCATGGGTCTTGGTATGGCTAAGGGCGGTAAGCTGGAGTTTGATGACTCATTCAAGTTCATTGATGACGCAAGGACATATAAGATCAAAACATACGGCAACGGCAAGCCACTCGACAGCAATGCTTTCAGGTATCTGGATATCTCAAAACTTAAGAGATTTATCCCGACGGTATACACTGTCACACCGTCAGAAACATAAGGAGTTGATATAAATGCAGCAGGCATTATTCGAGGAAGTTAAAAATCAGCTGAACATAACTTGGTCAGACGAAGCTACTGACAGAAAGATAAACAGCATTATAGCACGTGCTATAGGAGTACTTAACGGATATGCAGGTCAGGTGCTGGATATCAACGTTGACGAAAATATCAACGGCGACGCCCAGCTTCTGATCGACTGCTGCAGATATATATATAACGATTGCTTCGAGGACTTTGAAAAAAATTATCACTCTCAGCTCTTCGCTCTGAGAGCAAGATGTCAGATTGAGGAGATGTCAGGAGGAAGCGTATGATAAGCAAGCGGCAGACGTTCAATGACGGCATATGCACTATTGCAACTATCATCAATGCCAACGGCTTGAAAATCAAGCAAGCAGGCATAAGATATGACAATCGTACCGTCGGCTCAGAGCGTTTCTATAAAGCCGCTGAGTATCAGCACCGCTGTGATAAGGTGATAAGAATACCACTTATCGCCGAGCCGCAGGCGACTGACATTGTGATAATGAACGGCGACCAGTATAACGTCATTCAAGTTCAGATGATAAAGGACGCTAAGCCGCAGGCTTGGCAGTTATCAATAGAAAAGCGGAAAAAGAGGTTAGAAATCCATGTCAATGAGTCCTGATGAGATGGCTGAGGCTTTACAGCACGCATTTCAGCAAGAAAGTCAACGTGTTAATGAAGCCGCCAAAAGAGCCGTTAAGAAGACCGCAAAGGAAACCCGCAAGGTCGTCCAAGAACACTTCACGTTCAATAACCGCTCCGGCAAGTATGCCAAGGCGCTTACAGTTAGCACCGAGTACGAGGACTCTTTCGACATTCGGCAGATAGTGAATTTCAAGAAGAATAAGCAGTATCTTCTCACACACCTGCTGGAGTATGGCCATGCTATGAAGCGTGGTGGCAGAACGCTTCCGTTTAAGGCGAAAGCTTATCCGCACATGATATACGGACAAGAGTATGCCGAAGAAAGATTACCGGAAAACATCAGAAAGGAGATTGAGAAGTCGAAATGACATTGACAGAACTTATATCACTTTCAGGCATTCCTGCGGACAGGATTGCTAAGATAGATTTTCCAGTGGAAACGGAATTGCCGTTCGCAACATGGATAAACAAGACACCTCAGACGATATCTGCAGATGGAAGAACTGTCGCAGTTATCCCACGGATTGCAGTTGAAATATACTGCGAGCCGGAAGATGAAGAAACACATATCCTATTTGAGAACGCCCTTATGGATAAGGGCATATGCTTCTCAGTCGCCGCAGGCTATCTGGGGCAGGATCAGCAAATGGATATGTGGGTATACGAATTCGATCGCAAGGAGGAATATTAATGAAAGGATCTATAAAAGCCGTTGGCTATGGACCAATCAAAGAGGCATCAGATGTCAGCGGTTCTATAAATATTACATATACAAGTTGCAATTACTTAGAAACGAAGCTCTCAGGCTCTCGACAGGTAAGCCTTGATCCTAAGTCGTCAAGCAATGAGATATGGGCGGACGGCGTAGTAGCATATGCAGGTCAGACCAATCAGGGCTACGAAGGATCTATCATAACCCTGGATCTGTGTGATGATTTGGAAAAGGATTGGTATGGAAATGTCATAGATGCAGTTTCCAATACCCTTGTTGAGACTGCAAAAACTGGAGAAACGCCAAAGTTTGGATTGTTTGTTCAATATGAATCAACGTCAGAAGCAGAGGGATATACCGAGGTCTTCCCATATTGCTACACCACAGATCGTCCGAAGTTCTTGGTTAAGACAGAGGAAGGAAGCGGTATGGACTATGAATACACAGAGCATAAGATTGCCTGCAAACCGTCACCTGCTGAAACCACAGTCGACGGAAAGAAAGTGCATATCGCACGTTTCCGCATAAAGGGCAATGAGAAGCTCACAAAGTTTCCTGAGTACACCTACACCCCGGGTGAATGACAATGAGCAATACAATAGTCCTGACTATAGACAGCAGGCAGATAGGCTTCAAGGCCACAGCAGGTATGTTCTATCGCTATAAAGAAGCGTTCGGCACGGAGTACCTTGAGGACGTTGTCAAGGTACATCAGTTCGGTAAGGGTGCCTTTGTTCAACAGGTCGAATACCGCACCCTATGGGTGCTTGCCAAGACTTATGATGATAGCATACCGCCTATTCAGACGTGGCTTGACAGCTTCGCCTATGGTGCATTTCCTGTTGATGATATCTATAATCAGGTTATGCCTATACTGCAGGCAAACATGAAAGTTGACAGAAAAAATCCATAAGCGGCAGTAAAAGCGGAGATGATCGGCCTCTCAAATCGGAGGAGGTCATCTCCCTTGTTATAAACAGGGGTCTTACTGTCGCTGATTTAGACCGCATGACGTATGGTATGGTAGTGAACTATGCCTGCGCCTATGACCGACAGCGATTAATCGCCGCCGGCAAAAAGGTCATTGACCCCGAAATTAAATACGAAGAACTGAAAGCAAATCTGCCTGTCGTTGAAGAACGATATAAGCAGGGAAAAATCAGCAAAGAACGATATGAAAAGTATATTGCGAAAATAAAGGCATGGGAGGGTGAGTAATGGCTAAGTCATCATCAGATGAGAAAATCAAAGGTATGTACGTCAAAATCGGTGGTGATACGTCTGAGTATACTGCCGCCATGAAAGGGCTTAATGCCGATATCAATTCGACTACAAAAAATCTGAACAGCGTCAACAAACTCTTAAAGCTTGACCCGACTAACGTTGAATACACCGCTCAGAAGCAGAAGCTTTTGAGCGAAGCTATCGAAGCAACAAAAACAAAGCTTGACGTTCTCATTAGAAACGAGAAAGATATCAACGAGCAATATAAGAAAGGCGAGTTGCCCGTTGAGTCATATCTTAAGTATCAGGAAGAGCTTGAGAAGACCAAGAAGAAGCTGAACACACTGCGAGAACAGACCAAGACCGCAGACGATAGCACCAAGGAGCTCGGCAATGAAGCCAAGGATACGTCAGATAAGGTCAAAGACCTTGGTGATAAAGCTGACCAGACAGGCAGTGTCTTCAAGGACGTTTTCTCTGCTAATCTTGCCGTTGAGGGGCTGAAAGCTATAGCTAATGCCGCCAAGGAAGCGGCGGAAAGTTGCACGCAAGTCGGAATTGACTTTTCCAGCTCTATGTCCAATGTGGCGGCGACAATGGGCATGACCGCAGAGCAGGTCAGCTCAGGTGCTGAAGACTATCAGAAGCTAGAGAACGCCGCCCGTGAATGTGGCGAAACTACAAAGTATACCGCTTCGGAGTCTGCTGACGCTCTTAATTATCTTGCCCTTGCGGGATATGACGTGAACAAAGCAGTTGAGACCCTGCCGAAAGTTCTCAATCTTGCCACTGCTTCAGGCATGGATCTTGCGTCCTGCACTGACATGGTAACGGATACTATGTCAGCACTACAGTTGCAGACGAGTGACCTTGACGGCTATATGGACATGATGGCAAAAACAGCCCAAAAATCGAATACCACAGTTGCTATGCTTGGTGAGGGCATTCTCCAGTGTGCCGGTACGGTCAAGTCCACAGGGCAGGACGTTGATACAATGTGTACATCTCTTGGAATACTGGCTAATAACGGTATCAAGGGTGCAGAGGGTGGCACACATCTCAGAAATATGCTTTTGTCGTTAACATCACCGACAGACGTTGCTTCCGCTAAGTTGAAAGAACTGGGCGTGAGCGTGGCTGACAGTGAGGGAAATATCAGAGATATCAACGATATTTTCGGAGACCTTAACGCCAAGCTTTCCAAGCTCTCAGATGACCAGAAGACCAAGGCACTTAGCGATATCTTCAATAAGACAGACTTATCGTCCGTTAATGCCATGCTTCAAGGCATGAGCGGGTCTTTCGATGACCTGAAAGCTCAGGTAGATAACGCTGACGGAGCGTGTCAGACAATGGCTGACACCATGAATAACAATCTTAAGGGCAAACTGGCTATAATGGACTCTTCCCTTGAATCCCTTGGCATAACTATTTTCGATAAATTCAGCGCCCCACTCGAAGACGCCGCCGAAAAAGGCTCAGAGCTTTTCAGTGAACTTACCAAGGATATCAAAGATGGAGACCTCAGTGACGAATTCGACGATATGGGCAATGCCCTTGGAGATTTAGTCGAAACAGGCGCCAAGTTCGCCAAAGGTTCGTTGCCTATCCTCATTGACGGCATAAAGTTCTTCTGTGAGCATTCTAACCTTGTTATCGGAGGATTGACAGGAATAACGTCGGCAATGGTATCAAAAAAAGCCATAAATAACGTTTCAGACCTCATAAAGTCATTCAAGAGCCTTACAGGTGCAACAAAAGCAGCTGAAACTGCCCAGCAGGCTTTAAATGCAACTCAAAAAGCATCGCCGGTAGGAGCAATTGCAGCTATTATAGGTACGGTAGTTGGCGGTATTGTGTCTTATGCAACTTCGGTTGATGACGCCGCTGACTCAACAAAAGTCCTCAATGACGAGGAACAGGCGTTGGTCGACAGCACGAATGAACTGACAGACTCCATGAAGAAAGCCGCAGATCAGAGAGAAGAAGCCAAGACAGATATAGAAGCCGAGTATAGCAGCTATAAAAGTCTTGCAGATAGAATTTTTGAGCTTTCTGACGCCGAGAGCTTATCTAATGACGAGAAGTTAGAAATGAAAGCCCTCGTCGAACAGCTCAATAGTGCAATGCCTGACCTTAATCTTCAGATTGACAATCAGACAGGCAAGCTTCTTAACAATAAAGACGCCGTCTATGAGTGCATAGAAGCGAAGAAAGAACAGCTTCTTGTCGAAGCCGCTCAGAAAGATATGGTCGCTATATCAGAAGACCTCTATAAGGCTGAGCAGAAGCGCAATGACATTGAGAAAGCAATCACGGAAAACAAGCAGGCTCAGGCTAAAGTTCAAGAAATACTTGATAAAAGGGAAAACAAGTTTAAAGAATTTGACAGAACGGACAGCACAAAGCAGTGGAAGACCAAGCTTGAAGAGCTGAAGAAAGCTGGAGATGAGCTTCAGAATTCATACTATGATATCAATAGCGAACTGAAACGCTTGGACTCTAACTATGCTGACGCCTCCAAGTACGTTTCTGAGCATTCTTCTGCTCTTGAAGACAACTCAAAGGCCGTGGAGGACAATGCAAAAAAGGTCGATACGATCTATAACCGCACTGTCATGTATAAAGACGGATTACACAAGGTATCGCAAGAAACTGTTGACGCAATAGTTGAGATGAATAAGAGCTATGACGAAGCCGTCCAGAAACGAACGGAAGAATTGCAGAACAATCTTAACCTCTTTGACGAATTCAACGGCGGTGCTGAGATATCTGCAGAACAGCTTATGCAGAATTTGGAATCTAATCTTGACGGCATGGCAAGCTGGTCTGATGATATCAAGACGCTTGCAGACAGAGGCGTGAATAAAGGTCTTATTAAGACCTTGCGGGAAGCAGGTCCGCAATCTGCAAGCAAGATAAAGGCGTTACTGTCCATGTCACAGCCTGAGTTGAAAAAGTACAGTGATATGTGGGAAGAGTGCATGGGTGACTGTAAGAAGATAGCAACATCAGAGTTCGACGAGCTCAGGCAACAGTATGATAAGACCATAGAGACGCTTCAAAAGCGTGACCAAATAAGCCAGATATCAGACGTATGGAAACAAACAGGTGCGGCAATGATGTTAGGTATGCAGCAAGGCATACTGTCTGCACAGCAGTCTGTCATTGATACCGCAACAAGTGGAGCGAACGCAGTGCTTGCGGCGGTCAAGGGGGTATATGATATACACTCCCCTTCAAAGGCATTTGAAAATATATCGAAAATGAATGCGCAGGGTGAGATCCAAGGCTGGAAGTCATCAGAGGACGATATCATCAAAGCCTATACCAATACTGGTGACAAGATACTGTCAGAGAATATGCGAAATACATACAGCGATACGAATAGGGTCGCAAGGTCGGTATATAATGGATCATATACCCACAGTATCACGCAGAAAGCAGCAACAAGCGCCACAGAAAACACGCAGGTCGTCCCAACAGTCAGACAAATGCCCGAGACTATTCATAACGTGATAGTATTCCCGAATGGGAAAGTGATTGCAGAGGAAACAGTTCCATTTATAGATGTAATGCTTGGCGAAAGAGCTGCGAGAAAGAAAAGAGGTAGTGCAATATGACACGACAAATCAGATTTAATGGCAAAAAGTCGTATGAGGATTTTAAAATCAGAATAATCAGTGCAACAGTTGCAGAGCCGAAGAAGCGTGAGATCAAAGTGACTGTACCTTATCGCAACGGCAGTATTGACCTGTCTGACTATGACGGCAATTTTTATTTTGACGACACCGAAGTATCATACAAGATGTTCGTATCTGATACAGAACCTGTCACACTGCTCCGCAGGATTGAGAAGATCAAGAGCTGGTTATGTGAAGCTCCACAGCAGAATATTTATGACAACTATTCCGAGAACTATCATTTTGTCGGCAAGTGTAGAACTGTTGAGACCAGCCTTGGTGAAGATGACATAACAGCTACTCTCGAGGTCACTTTCGATGTAGCACCATATAAGGTCTCTGACGACTTTGCAGACACAGCGTGGGACACTTTTTCATTCGATGATGATTGCCTCAATCAGATGCCTCTCTCCTGCATAGCACACACAGACGGCTATCATTCCCAGCCGGGGGTACTATACTTCTATTCTTATGCCAAAGATGACATAGTTCCGAGCTTAAGGTATCACAAAAATGCTAACGATAAGGACAAAAGAGGATTGACAATGCTTCAGCTCAACAGTAATATCCTCACAGAAAACCTATACAAAGAAACTGAATCAACGTTTAGAATGCAAAATTTCGTCGTCAAACCCGGCACAAATGTCTTAGCTCTATACGGATCTGGTTCACTTGAAATCGAACTGGTGGAGGAAATACTATGTTAGTTACACTTGACGATACAAAGACGCTTCACGAAACTGGTTCTGTCAGAACCAACAAGCTGATAGGAACCGTCAACAAAGAAATTAGCGCTATTGACACCTTTACGTTCAACATATATCCCAACAACAGCTGCTACTCCGATTTAAAGGAACTGACATCGTTGATAAAGGTTTACGACGACAAGGAAGGGCTGATATTCGATGGCAGAGTACTGACGATATCACCATACATGACTGATAGCGGCGAGATCGGCAAGCAAGTAGTCTGCGAGGGCGGTTTGTGTTTTCTGAAAGATAGTGTACCAATTATCAAACAGCTAAAGTGCACCATAAGAACGTATATAGCCACACTACTTTCAGCACACAATAAGTCTGTTGAAAGCTACAAGCAGATACATATTGGCAATATTAACTGTTCGCAAGCACAGCACATCTTTAATCCAGGATATGAAGACACGTTCTCAGAACTGACGAAAAACCTGATTTCCGGCGAAGATATCAGAGGTGAAATGAGGGTGCGCATCGATAAAGGCATTAGATTTTTCGATTTCACAGCAAACGAATTTTCAGAAGTCAGCAATAAAACAATACAACTAGGAAGGAATATGCGATCTATCACGCAGGCGATTGACCCAAGTGAGATCATCACAAGGCTGTATCCGCTAGGTGCTGTCATCAACGATGATACGGGCGAACGTGTGACGCTTTCGGGGTTAACGAAGTATATTGACAACGACCAGCTGATAAAGCGGTACGGAGTACACGCTGGAACTATGATATTCGACAACATCACCACTCCAGGCGTATTGTCTTCTGCCGGCAGAGTATGCGCCGGCGCACTAAAAGCAGCAAAAGTTCAGTATGAGGTATCGGCTATAGACATTGATGAGAAGCTGGGCGGCTTTGCAATCGGCTGCAAATATCGCATTGTCAATAGCTACCTTGGCATTGACGAGGTATTGAGGTGCATCGGCACCAGTATCGACATCAATGACAGATCACAGAATGTGCTGACATTTGGCGACAAGATCGACACGATTAGTGGAATGACATCAAGAAAATAGGAGAAATGATTATGGCAAAAGCAATTGATATAAGTTTAGAGATCACACAGGTGGCAACAGCATATACAGGTCGAGACGTCCGACAGGCTATTGTCGACGCATTGAACGCCGCACAGAACGCAATCAATGAAATGAATATGCCAGCAGGATCTCAGACCTTTATTGTACCGTCAGAGACGACACTGGCCACAACGACTTTGAATCTGCCGTTCACACCGACGCAGAACACGCAGATCATCTGTAGTCTGCGGGAGGTGTCGGCACCAAAAGCGAGAAGGCTGTGTGTAGAAACATTTTTCACAAGCAACAATTTGATAGTAGCGCTGACGAACGCAGAAAGTGCAAGTGCTACCGTTCCACAGGGTGAATATATTATTGACTGGATCGTAACAAAGCCATAGAAAGGAGGAATATCAATGCACATAAAAATCAACGAAGACTACAATGTAGTCGTGAGCACAGCCCTGCTAGGCTATGTTGGTGAAACTAATGCTAGACCCATATCGGTCGAGGGCATGGAGATAGATGGTGCAGACCGCTATGTGTTAACGATAGACTACGGTGATGGTGTGACGTATGAGGTCGATATCACAGGCGGACAGTGGACACCAACGGCAGATATACTGCGGTCAGCGCAGACAGTATCGTGTCAGATAGCGGCTAAAAAATTAGCAGGCGACGAGTATATATTAGTTAAAAAATCACGAATTTTCCGCCTGCGTATCGGTGCAGCTATCGGCGATGTTGCCGTGCCGTCACCTGACGTGGCTATGGACGCACTGGACCGCATAGACGCCATAGGCAGACAGGCGCACGCAGATATGCA